GCTCGCCTAGCCGCCACCTCGGTGCCGCCGTCGCGCCCCTCAGCCTTCCAATCCCGGTAGCGCTGCGCCTCCTCCTTCATGCCCTCGGTGGGCATCAGGTCAATCTCCTGCCCCTCGATCGTTGCCATCAATCTCCCTGCAGTTGCTCGCTCAGATCTTCAGTCCCTTCCTCCTCGGGATAATCCTCCTCCTCCTCGATCACCGCCTCGGTCTCCTCGAACGGCGCCTCGGTGCCCATCGGCCTCGCAGCCTGCACCGCACCACCCTCAGTCACCTCGCTCGGATCGGTGTCCGTGATGATGTTGAACTCATCGAGCATGGCCAGCTCGCTCTGACGGGTGAGCATCACATCATCCAGATCACCGCCCTGCTCAGCGATCACTTGCGTGAGCGTCTTGAAGCCACAGCGCACAGCGGTCTTGTACGCATCCACTTCCTTCTGCGGATCCACCCACTCCCAGCTCCGGGGGATCCACTTGCTAGCGCGATAGCGATCAGGGTTGGTCTCATACCCAGGCAGGTTCACCGCACCGCTCAGCACCGCCATCTCCAACCATGCGTTGAAGACAGGCTGGTGGAAGTTCTCGATCATGTACCGCTGCAGCACGCGATACGCATCACGCTCCTCGAGCAGGCTCAGCCGGCTGCTGCTGTAGTTGCTCTCTGAGAAGTTCTTGCTGATGCTCTCAAACGAAACGCCCAGGCCAGCAGCCACAGCACGCAGCATCGACCGGGTGAATGGCTCGAGCTGCCCATCCGGTGCGTTCATGTCGGGCACCGTCACGCTTTGCCCGGGATCGAGGTACTTGAACACCCCCGGCTGAAACTCGCTCACGCGCTCGCCTTCATACATCTCATCCGCCGTCAGCTCGCCCTCGGGACTGGTGATGAATCCCATCAGCGCGCTGCTAGCCCGTGCCCGCACCAGCTCGGCCTCCTCATAGCCCTGCAGCATGTGCAGCCGCATCAGTGCCGATGCGAACCACGTCACGCCCCTGGTCTGACCAGGCCGTTCCGGGATGAACAGATGGATCACCTCATCAGCAGGCACGCGAATGCGGCGGCCAGTCGTGCGCACGTTGCCGGCGTAGGTATCGCCCGGATGGTTCGCATAAAAGTGATACGCCTGCGGCCGCAGGTACTGATCCACCTCGATGCCCATACGCACCGTGTTGCCATCCTTGGCCTGCGGCACGTCGTCATCGATCAGGTAGTCCGCCTCCAGCAACTGCAGCGCGAACGGCACACGGCTATCGCCGAACGGCCGGCGGATCATCCTGATGAAGATCTCGCCGCTCTCCGCCAAGCTGCGCACCGCCAGCCGCTCAATATCGTGGAAGCCGAGCAGGCCGCTCACGTCGCAGCGGTATTTATTCATCCACTTCTCGAACGCCTCGTGGATCTGGGCGTTCATCGCCTCATCCAACTTGCCGCCGCGCAGCATCCGCACCTGGCTCTGATGCCGGATGCCGTGACCGATCACGTTGTTCTGGATAGCGCGCAGCGCCTGCTTCGCATAGTCCGAATCACGGCACAACTGTCGCGCCCGGTTGCGCAGTGCCTTGAAGCTCGACTTGATCTCGCTATCGGCGCTGGTACCACTGGTCACCCAGTCCGCCGTCAACCGGCTAACGCGCGCACCCTGATACGCACGCTGTCGCGGCCGGATCGGCGCGAATCCCATTGCCTTGAACAGCCGAGTGCGCAGACCCATCAGAACCTCACGAACAGATTGAACGGATTGCCCAGACCATTGGCGATCAACTGAGCTTTCTGCTCACGATTCACGTCGGCCTTCAACTTAGTTTCTAAAGCCAGCAGATCCGTGAGGTCGTATTTCTTCAGGCTCCGGTTGCCGATGGTGTATTCCTTCGCCACACCACCAGCGACGATCGCGCGGATCGCGGCCTGCACCGCATCGAGATCCTTCTGCGCCTGCGACCGCCCATCCAGCGCTGCCGGCGTGCCCGAGTAGCTCAGCGCCGCCAACACGGTCGACTGGCCGCTGCCAAGCGTGATCGTGCTGCCAGTCTTCGTCGCAACGGCTTGCCAGTACCAAGTGCCAGCGTCGAACCCAGCGCTGGTGGCCGCGGCGATGCTGAACTCCCAGCCGGTCCCATACGCAGTGCCCACCACTGTCGCGCCTTCGCTCGCAGCGTTGAACCGCAGGTAGTAGGTCAACGTATAGGCAGCACTGCTCACAGTGTTGCCAAGGTTGTCCACGCCCTCAACGTCCCGCCACTGGATCGTGTCGCCTGCTCTGATCTCGCTCGGGATGTTCACGGCCTACCAGTTGCTCACGAACGAAGACGCCGCAGGAGCAGGCGACTGCTTCCTTGATCTTAGCGGTGCCTTCTTACCTTCTTCCATCTGCTGCCGCAACTGCTCCCACATCGTCGCCTGATTCATCCGCCGGCTGTAAATCAGCAGCGCCGCATAGGCATACACCGCACAATCCAGCGCTTCATTTCGATCACCCGACTTCTTCACCCACTCCCTGATCGGAAATCCTCGGTGATACCGCAGCGCCTGCCGTTCGCTGGTCAACTGCCGAAAGTATTCCTCATCAGCAGCCATCCCGAAGTTCAAGCTGCCGCCAGCTTCGTTATGCCGCAGCCTTCCGAACAACGTCGTCTTGATCGTGTCGGTCCCCAACTGGTACAGCGTCACGCCCTTCTTCAACATTTTCCCGCGCCAGTTCACATCCACCTTGTTCCCTTTGCCCACCGCCGGACTGTTGCGCCGGCTGCTGCCCTTGATTGCCACCACACCCTGCCGCACACGTTCGCGCACCCAGTTGTAAGTCTCGTGCGTGCAGTGGCCGCCCGAGTCGATCGCCATCTGCGCGATCTTCAACCCCTTCCCGCAAGCTGTCGACCAGCCGGTGGCCAGCACATGATCCAACTGCTTCCAGACCTCGAGCTGGGTCGGGTCGCCCATCAGCTCCTGATGCCACACCAGCCAGCCGGTCTCGCCCTCGCCCCATCCCCACACACTCACCGCCAGTCGGTTGTCCTGCACGTCCACCCCGGCCGTCAGCAGCACCACCCCATCAGGGCATGTGCCCGGCTCATACGCCAGCCGCTTGGTCATCAGACCTTCAGCGTTGACCGCCGCTGCATAGTCTTCCTCCCATGTCTCGGCCAACCGGGTGTTGACGAACGCCTTCAGCGCTGGACCGTCACCCTTCGCGCGCAAAAAGTCATCAACCAACTGCTCCCAGCTGCACCATCCCAGCGGGCTATACAGACCCGACAGATGAAAGCCAGCAGTCTTCCCATCGCTTGGTGCCGTCGCGCGCCACTCACCAGCGCCCAGCATCCGCGGCTTATGCACCTCCTCAAATCGCTCGCCGCATTTCTCGCACTCATACCTCGCCGTCTCCGGTCGCCGTTCCTCCCACTTCAACCTTGACCACTGCAGCCATTGCATCTCCCCACAACACGGGCACGGCACATAGAACCGCCGCTGGTCGCTCCGCTCATATTCCGCCTCGATGCGGCTGAAGTCCTTCACCGTCGGCGTGCTGGTCAGCAGAATCTTCCGCCGCGCGAACGTGGTCGTCCGCCGCTCTGCCAGCGCCACCGGATCGCCCTCGCCATCCACGTCGCTCGGGAACGCATCGATCTCATCGGCGAACAAATACCGGCACGGCGCTGAGCGCAATCCCGTCGCGCTGTTGGCGCCGGTCAACAGCAGGATCCCGCCGAGATACTCCTTGGCGAACATCGTGTTCCCCGAGTCCCGACTCCTGGCCGGTGCAATCTTCTGCGCCAAGCACGGCGTCTCATTGATCAAACTCTCCAGCCGCTGCTTGCTCAAGCGCTTCGCCATCTCCACCGTCGGCTGCACACACAACATCGGACCAGGCGCATGATCGATCACATAGCCCAGCCAGTTGCTGCCGGCCTCCGTCTTGCCCGTCTGCGCCGCGAACATCATCACCACCCGCTGCACCGGGCTACTGCTGCTCAAGCAGTCCATCGGCTCCCGCAAGTAAGGAGTCCTTCCCGTCCGCCATGGTCCAGGTTCCGCCGATGCCTTGCTGCTCAGCCGCCGATAGCGGTCCGACCACTGGCTAACCGTCAGTGGCTCTTCAGGCCGTAGCCCCTCCATAAAGCCAGCGCGCCACACGCTCACAACAAACTCCCCTGCGCCGGTACTTCAATGCGCCCGCGCGCGATCTCCAAATACTCGGCCTCCCGCTCGATGCCGATGAACTTGAACCCCTCCAACACCGCGGCCTTGCCGGTGCTGCCGCTACCCATAAACGGGTCCAGCACCACGCCACCCGGTGGTGTCACCAGCCGGCACAGATAACGCATCAGCTCAGTCGGCTTGACGGTCGGGTGGCTGTTGCCCTCGCCACGGTCGGCCTTGCTCGCTTTTGCGCAGTAGAAGAAACGGGCGGCAGAGCCTGAGTCGCCTATGGGCGCACGGTTTGGCGTGCTGCTGTTGAAGCCGGTCGTAAAGACCGACACGCCGTCCGCTCCTTTTCCCTTGCCCTCGCCGTAGCGGCCGTTTGCTGACGGCTTGCTGCTGTTGCTTTCAGGAAACAACCCCACCACCTCATCGCTGCCGTCGTGGATCAGGTTCGCCGGCCAGCGGCCGCCAGGCTTGTACATCGGAATTTCTTTGCCCAAAATGCTGCCCACAAAACCTTTCCCGACAGCAATGCCCGTGCCTTCGGCTTGTTGTCTTTGCACTGCCGACAGGTCCACTTCGTCACCATGCGGCACCCGACACCCATCCACGTTGATCGCGCCGGTGCCGTGCTCCAGCACGTTCGCCGCCACCGTGCCCGTCAGCGGCTTGCGCGCCACCGTGATCGGCTCCAGTGCTGGCTTCAGCGCAGTGCCCCAGCCCTGCCAGTCGCCGTCCAAATTGCGGCTCTTGGGAAACCCCGACCCATAAACCCACGCGATCATGTCGCGGATCTCGAAGCCTGCATCCTCGATCTGCACCGCCATCCGGTGCTGCGTCCTGGTGCCCGCGAACGCCAGCAGGTGCCCGCCTGGCTTCAACACCCGCAACACCTCGCGCCAGACCTCCACCGTGGGAACGTCGTAGTCCCACGCCTTACCCATAAAGCTCAGCCCATAGGGCGGATCCGTCACGCACGCATCCACGCTGTTGTCCGGCAGCTCCTTCAGCCGCTCCAGACAGTCGCCGTGCAGGAGTTCAATCATCGCTCTGAGTCTGCCAACTCCACCAGCGCCGCACGGTGCTCCTCCGTCAGCACCTGATGGATCGCCGCTGGATCCGTCTCGCCAGCAAGCTGGTGCGATAACCGATCCGCCAAGTTCGCCAGCGCCTCACGCACACTCCGCCCCATCGCGAAGGCCTCCTTCTTCACATCCACCGCAGGCACCAGTTCGCGCCGCTTCAGGTCCACCTCCAACTTTGCCAGCTCCGCCTGGTAGTGCTCACGCCGCGCTCTGCTCTCATTCAGCTCCGGGATCTCATCATCAGGCAACGCAGCCAACCGCTGTCGCAACTCCCGCGGGTTAGCTGGCCGCGGCTCCACTGGGTCAGGTTCATCCACCTTCGCGTTGTTGTTCTTCAGCGTGTTCTTCCGCCACAGCTCCAGCGCAAGATCACGATCGAGCCAACGCTTGCCGTCCTCCTCAACAACAGCCTCAGCGATTCGACTCTTGCTTGCATGTGTGACTGCCGCCTTCGTGCAGCCTTTAATCAGTGCAAACTCCGCGAACGTGACCAGCAAGCGTTAACTGCTCTTGTTTTCTGTTAACTGATACTAAACCCCTCTAAACTCCCTCTAGGGGGATCTCATTGTAAGAATTGGTGAGATCCCTTGCGGCGCAAGGCTTTAGAGCGTTCAACCGCTGACGCTAGAGAAAGCGTGCGCGTTTGGACGACC